CATTAGAATTTTTAATGTTATTAGCAGATAAATGTTCCAGAAAATTATCATATGCAAACCCAGACGATAGACAAGACTGTATAGCATCTGCTTATATGGACTTATTCAAATATTGGAGAAATTTTAATCCAGAAAAAAGCACTAACGCTTTTGCTTATTTTACTGAAATAGCAAAAAGAGGATTTGCAAAAGGGTGGAATAAATTACACCCTAGAAAATATGCCGGTACCGTTTCAATTAACGGCAGTGCTGATAGCGACGGTATTTATACAATATAATATTAAATGGGCATTAAAAAAGTAAAACCTACTTCTAAGTCTGGATTTAAGCAAGGGTATTATAATCCTATTAATCCACAAAAGTATATTGGGGAGCATCCAATTATATACAGAAGTAGCTGGGAAAGAAAGTTTTGCCATTGGTGTGATCATAATGAAGAAGTAATAAAATGGGCATCTGAACCTTTCTCTGTAAAATACTTTAATATGTTAGATAAAAAGTTTCATAATTATTATCCAGATTTTTATATGAAAATGGATAAAGGTGGTGTAATGGAAGAATTTGTAGTAGAGATAAAACCTAAAGCACAGTTACAAAAACCTAAAGCACCAAAAAGAAAAACAGCAAAGGCCTTAAAAAACTTTCAACATGGATATGAAACCTATGTAAGAAACCTTTGTAAAACTGAAGCATTAAATAAAATGGCAAAGTTAAGAAATTTTAAAGTAATGCTATTAACAGAAGACTCAAAATTATTCTAATGGCAATAGTAGGATCATTTCAAGAAGACTTAGATATTTACCTTGCAGATTATAAAGGTAGAAGTGGTGCATCTAAACAATCAGATAAAGATTTAAGCAATATAGGTAGTACTGCAAAAGGAATATTAGATAACGGAAAAATGTATTCTTTTGAGTATTTTACACCAGATGAAACTTTTTATGATACTTTTCCAATAGTATTAGGTTTAGGGCAGAGTGATAATAATCATCAGTTAGGATTAAATTTACATTACATCCCTTATGAAACTAGAATACCTTTTCTTTCTGATATAGTAAGATCATTTAAAAATGTTATAACTACTTCAGTAAATAAGGCACCGGGTAATCCTGCTGCTCAAACAAGATTAAGCGAATTTACTTATGAAAATTTAAAAAAGTCTTTAGGAAGAAAGTATAATCTTACGTATGCTATTAGGCAATATAGATTAGATAGAATAAGAAAACAGAGGATGTTAGGATATGAGGATTGGTATATAGGTGCCGTTAACAATCAAAATCATTTCTTTGGTGGAAATATAAATGAGGCACAAGCATTATATTACAAGAATATATAAACAATAAAAGATAAAACAATATGGCAGGTTTTACTGATAGAAGAGGACCCTTAAGTACAGGCAATCCAGTAAGGAAGATTTTAAAGGATCTTTCTAATTTAGGTATGGCTTACGATGATATGATTATTCGTAATTCACGAGCGGTTGGGTTTACGGAAAATCAAATGGGTTATACCTTTAATCCAATGGGCTCTGATAGCGATGATATGTATGGAGCATTTGCTGCACTTTCATTAACTGATACTACGCTTAAGAAAAATATCTCTATTTTTGATAGAGATTATGAAAGAAAGAGAGATGAGCTTAGACAATATGCAGTACAAGATGAAATAGAAGATATCTTAGATGTAATTACCGATGAGGCAATCGTATTTGACGAATCTAATTATATGGCATATTCTCATTTTAACGGTCATATTGCTGCTTCTATAGAAGATGAAATAGGTGATGTATATAATAACATTTATAATTACTTTGGATTTAATGATTCAGTACAGCCGTGGAATTATTTTAGAAAATGGTTAGTAGATGGTTTTCTTGCTTTTGAAATAGTATATAATGATAAACAGACAGAGATTATTGGGTTTAAAGAATTGGACCCTATTTCCTTAATGCCTGGTATTGATACTGACACTGGAAAGAAGCAATGGGTTCAATATAAAGGACAAGGTGCAAAGGAAAGAAAACTATGGGATTCTCAAATTATTTACCTTTCATATTCTCAGGTTAATTCACCAATGAGAATATCTTACGTTGAACGATTAATAAGATCATTTAACCTTTTAAGAATTATGGAAACTACCAGAATTATTTGGGCTGTTTCTAATGCTTCATTTAAAACTCAATTTATTATACCAGTTGGTGGTAAATCTAAAACCAGAGCAAAGCAATCACTTGCACAGTTAATGAATTCATATAGAGAAGTGGTTGATTTTAATCAAGAGAGTGGTGAAATTGTAACTAACGGAAAACCAATGATGCCATTCAATAAAGAATATTGGTTACCTTCAAAGGATGGAGAATCACCTGAGATTAGTACAATTGGAGGTGATGGTCCTGATTTAGGAGATACTGAATCTCTTAAGTATTTTGCTGATAGATTAAAAATGGCTTCAAAAATTCCTTTCTCAAGATTTGATAAAGAAGGTGGTAATACATATGATATGGATGCTAGTGGTATGTTAAGAGATGAAATTAAATTTTCTAAATTTGTTGATCGCTTAAGATCCATATTCCAGGAAATATTGGTAAAACCGATGTATCTTCAAATGTGTCTTAATCATCCTGAATTAAAAAATGATGTATCATTTAAATCTGGTTTAGGGCTTGATTTTGTTAAAGATAATGTTTTTGAGGAGATGAAAGAAATGGAGTTACAAACAAAAAGAGTTGATTTTATTGGTAACCTAAAAACTCAATTAAGTACTATGACAGCAGAAATGGAGGAAATTCCATACTTCGATTTAGGATTCTTGGTTAAGAGATATGGTGGGTTTACGAGAGATGACCTTAAGGCAAATGCAAGAGCCAAAGAAAGAGCTGATTTAGAGAAAGAGAATTACTCTGAGGAGGATATTGAAAAGATCCTTTTAGGTGCAGATAAGGCCGATTTTAAACCAGAGAAGAAAGAAGGTGCTGCCGATGAAGATCCATTGGCAGGCTTGGAATAAAAACTCCACAAAGATTGTAATATATAAATCAAATAACTAGTAGAAAATGTCAGGAAAAAAACTATTAATTCTTGAAAGACAGAAATCGAATTTAGATATATCCACAGGAGAAGATGGCTCTGTAGTATTAGAGGGTGTATTTACTGAATTTGATGTCAAGAACAAGAATAACCGAATCTATGAGGAAAAAGAAGTAATGCCTCACATTAACGAATTACAAGAAAAGGTTAAAACTAATAAGCTTTTAGGTGAATTAGACCACCCTAAAGATTTTGATGTTAGTTTGGCTAACGTCTCTCATGTTGTTGAATCTTTAGATTATGACAGAGAGAAAAAGCAGGTTATCGGTAAGATTAGATTATTAAATACTTCAAAAGGTAAAGAAGCACAAGCTCTTATCAAAGATGGAATACCTTTACATATTTCAAGTAGAGCTGCTGGTACAGTAGATGAAAATGGTAAGGTTAAAATTAAAAAGTTTTTTACTTATGACTTAGTTGCAGATCCTGGCTTTGAGAATGCTGAGTTATCAAGAGTAAACGAATCTTTTGGATTAAGTAATGATGATGGTATATTAATATACGAAATGGAAGAAACAGAAAATAACAACGATAATAAAAAAGATCTAACAATGGAAAATAATAATTTTGTAACTGTTGAAGATTTTCAAAAGTATACTGAATATGTATCTGGAGTTCTAAGTAATGTTAAAGAATCAACCAATTCTAACAATGATGAGGTTATGGAAAAACTTATTAAGTACACCGAGCATATTGCAGAGAAAGTGAATCAGGTTACTGATTATGCTGAATACTTATCTGAGAATTTAGACAAAAACATTTCATACTCTGACTACTTAGCAGAGAATGTAAATTCAATTAAAGACTATGCGTCTTATTTAGCTGAAGAACTTGATGGCAGTATTCAATATGCTGAGCATGTAGCTGAAATGGCTGACAAAGGAATTCAATATTCTAACTATGTTGCTGAAAACTTAGAGAAGAGTATTGACTATTCTGAATATGTTGCTGAAAAGGTTGATCAGAATATTGCTTATTCTGAATATCTTGGTGAAAATGTAGACAAGAGTATTAGGTATGCTGAATACATTGCAGAAAATGTAAATACTCCTAATGCTGAATCTATTAATGAAGGTACTGTTAATGAATATGGTAAAATGGAAGGTGCTATGCCAACAATGGAAGAAGTACAGAAATGTGCTAATGAAGGTATGACATACGAACAGGTTTGTGAAAAGTATCCTGACTGTGATAAAGTTAAATTAAAGGAAATGTATGAATCGTGTGGTAAAGCTCATGAAGGAAATTCATATGAAGCTTCTATTGAAGAAAAATTAGAAAAGTTAATTGCAGCTGCTGAAGTTAAGAATGTATCTGAAATGCACTTTATGAATTTCTTAGGTGAATCTAAAAAGAATGAATTTGATTCTTTATCTACAGAGAAGCAAGCTATGATTGTAGAATCAATGAATGCTAAACCAATTATGTCAACTATACAGGCTGAAAATGTTTGGGAATCTAATTTTATTGAAAAGAAAAGAGAATTAGATGTTGTTACTGATATGCCAGAAAAATTCAAAGAAAAGTGGAATAACCTTTCTGAGGCAAGACAACAACAAATTATTTCGGAATCTAGGTTCCATCCTGTAAATAATCAATACGGAATTAATAATTTCTGGGCAACAAGAGACTTAAGAAGTTCTCAAATGGTTACAGAATCTATTAATGAAAGTAAAACTGCTGCTGAGGCTGCAACTACTAAAGAGCCATTAGTAAATGAATCTTTTAGAAGTGACTTAGTAGAAAAAATGAAATTCAGATTAGGTAGATAATCTAATCTAAAAGATATTAATCGAATAGTCAAGAAGAAAAGGACTGAGGCGATTAAAAACCGGAATTAATAATTCCAAAAAATGCGAAAAAAAATACAAATAAAATGTACGCAAATCAATTAATCAACGAGGCCGAAGTTCAAAAGACTTGGGGCCCTATCATTGAGGAAAGTACTGGTATTACTGAAAAGTCTAAGTTATCTTGGATGTCTAAGTACTGTCACTACCACAATCTTAATGAGAGTGTATATAATACTGTACACTTAAATCCAAACATGAACGTTCAAGGTATGGGCGCTCCAGAATTACCTGGAAATCCTACCTCAATGAATGGTTTCAATGATCCTACTTACGTAAACGGTTCTGGAGACAGACCATTTTCTTTGTTACCACTTGCAATGCAAGTAGCAGCTCAGACTGTTGGTTTAGACTTAGTACCAGTTGTACCAATGCAAGGTCCTATGGGAGTATTAACTTACCTAGACTTCGTATATGGTGGTGGTAGAACAAATGAAGCTGGTGGAATTGACGGAAACTCTGCTCCATTATTAATTAAAGCTCCATTAACTCAAACTACTGGTACTGCTTTAGCTGTAGACTCTGTAGTTTATGTTGGTACAGGTGCAAATGCATCTTATGAATTAACTTACGTAGGTGTTTCAAGAATTGACGGATATCCAATTTTCCGTGTAAGAGGTAACGGCAATGCTGCTACTACTACTTTTGCACAAGGTGAAGAAGGTTATGAGCCAATTTACGATGTTGTAGCTAACGCTGTAGATTTCTATAGTGATGTAAATCTTGCTACTGCTCTAGGTGCTTTTGACGGTGCTGCTGAGTATGTTAAAGCTTTAGAAGACCATATTACTGGTTTCTCAGGTAATGCATTCGAATTAAATAACAGAGCTGGTAATCCACCAATGTCTGCTATCGATTCAGTAGATCCTTACCAAAGAGGTGTTGGAGAATCAACTCCAGATAACATCATGGGACTTAGCTTATTCAACAAATCAGTTGCTGCTAAGACTTACCAAGTTGCTGCTGCTGTAACAAGAGAACAAGTTCAGGATCTTAAACAATTCGGAATTGACGCTGTTGCTCAAGTAGAGGCTGTATTGGTAAATGAGTTAACTCAATCTATCAATAAATACATCTTGGATAGAATCTTCAGAAATGGAGCTACTAACGCACAGAATGTAAATGCTGTTGATGGTTTACAATTATCAGCATCTTATGGTACAACTCCAAATGCTGCTGTTGTAATTGCACTAGGTGCTGGAAATGCTAGTAACACTAACATTGATGCAACTGTTGCTAGAACTATTGTTGGTGCAGGTGGTGAAACACAAGGAACTTTACAACGTAGGTTGTATACTAAAGTACTTGCTGCTTCTAACCTAATCGCAACAAGAGGAAGAAGAGGTCCTGCTACTTTCGCAGTAACTTCTGGAGAAATTGCTACGGCACTTCAGGATGTTGCAGGATTCGTACCTTACCCACTATCAAATACAATCAACCAAGCTGGTGGATCTTTATATCCAATCGGTGCTTTGGCTGGTGTAACTATTTATGTTGATCCAAACATGGCTTGGACTGACTATAGAGTTGCTGTAGGTAGAAAAGGTGATGGTAATTCTCCTGGTTTAGTATTCATGCCTTACTTAATGGCTGAATCTGTTGAGACAATCGCAGAAGGAACTATGGCTCCTAAAATCGCGGTTAAATCTAGATTCGCTTTAGTAGACGCTGGATTCCACCCAGAAACTATGTATTACACATTAGGTTTTGAATTCGAAGCTGGTACTAGTATCATCTAAGAATAAAAACTTTAATATAGTTTTAAAAGGTTCGCTTAACGGCGGACCTTTTTTTGTCTTATATCAATTGAATATATAAAAAAATCAATAACTAACTATGAAAAGAGTAAAATCATATAATGAGTTTATAGCTGAATCTAATAATAAAAATGTAGATGAAGGTATTACAGATATTAAAGGTATTGCGTCTAATCCTATAAAATGGAAAAAAATTAAAAATAATGCTAAGAAGTATCAACAGACTAAAGTTCAAGTAGCTTTAAATAATGTTGATTATGAAAAGAAGAAACAAGCATCCAAAGGAGAATTAGATAAAAAGACTAATGATACTCTAAAGGCTGCTAATGCTGCAAAGAACCAAGCGTTAAAGGATAAGGCTGGAGCAATAAGTCAAAGAATGAAAGATCTTGCTACAACAGACCCTCTTAAAAAGGTTGTAACTATTGCAACAACAAAAGCTAACCTAGCCGCAGCAGAAACTGCACTTAAGGCAGCAGACGGCGAAGAATCAAAACAACTTAAAATTAAAATTAAAAAATTAGCAGGTAAGGCCGCTGATGCTCAAAAAGATCTTAAAGATTATGAATCTGAAGGAGGTGAGAAAAAGGAAGTTGAATTACCAGGTGAAAAGGAAGCTGCTGCTAAAGCAGAAAAAGAAAAGTTAGATAAAGAAAAAGCCGAAAAGGAAAAGAAAGCTGTTGAGGCTGAGGTTGAAAAGGCTAAAGCTGCATATGATAAAGTAAAAGATGGTGAAGATGAAAAGGCCAAACTACAAGCAGAAATTAAATTTAAACAGGCTCAACAGAAAAAAGCTAAGTTAGATGGTAATGATGAATTGTTTCAGGGGTTGGGTGATGACATCGGTGAAATAATGAAAAAGATAAATGGACTTGATCCAGCAGGTAATACTGAAACAGGTAAAGATGATCCAGGTGCAAAATTAGAAGCTGATATTAAAGCCTTTAATGATAACATAGAAGCTGAAAGAACTACAATGAATAAAGCTACTAAAGATTTAGAACAAGCTAAACGAGATCTAAAAACTGGTAGAGGTTCTGAAGAAAAGGTTCAAAAGCTACAAAAGGCAATTGAAGATAGCAAAGAAGATATTGCTGAACTTAAGAAAAAGGAAGCTGATGCTAAAAAGAAATTGGCTGCACTCTCTAAACCTACGGGAGAATCTCTTCAGCCGCTTGAAGAATCTATTTCTGAAAAGTTTAGAAGGTTAATGAATAATGTATAAAGTTCGTAAGATAAACTTTGGATGGTATAAAAGGAGGCATGGAATTCTATTGGAGAATCTGCCTCCTTTGAAGCAAAAACTTTTATTGGAAAATAATTATATGAAATGGTTAGATTCTGATACACAAGCGTTTGAGGTTATATTTAAGGTTGAGGATATGAATGAACATGAAAAAAATCCTAACCGTATACTTTGGAATCCTTTTAG